TACGAGGCATTAGTTTCTCAATCATAAAAGCTATTGTCTTATGTGCAATATCTCTTTGAAATTTGTTACCGCCAGTTACTTCAACAAGATTAGTCATGTATGCGTTTTCCTTTTTCTTTTAGTTGATGTAATACTAAAGTCCAATACTTCTTAGCCCACTTTTGTTTCTTATCAAGTGAACTGATAAGCGCAACAACGTTTTCAACACGTCTTTGCCATTGTGCATCTACCATTATGCTGCCTCCTTAATCCAGCGTTGTAGTGTAGGAATATCAATCCCAAGAGATGCTGCTAATTTAGCCTCTTCTTCTTGAGCTTCTTTTTCCATTTCAGCTTCAAACTTGCGCTCATTTTCCATGGAAGCACAAGCCATATCGATTTCTTCTTCAAGTTCCTTATCAGTCATTTTAGAAAAATCTAAAGATCTTGCATATGATTTGCTGTATGCATCAGCATTAGCGTAGTAAGCTGACTCTTCCAGCTCAATACGATTAAACTCTTTAAGAGTACCAGATGGACAACGCTGAGTCCAATACTCAGTATCGTCAGGGTGTGGCATAGATCCCATCCAACATCCAGGCTGCTTAGAGAATTCCTCAGCTTCCTGACGTTGTTTCATAATATAGTCTTTAAGAGCTTGTTCCATTATCCTACCTCTGCATATCCAAAGTCACAATCAATTTTATCGAAGCCAAAACTAGCTACAACATACGTATCAGCTTGGTCATTAACTAAAATGTCTCCAACTGATACTGAACTCATTTTGTTATGGCGAGTGATCTTTTCTTCAGGACCCATATTACCAACCTCAAACGCATCGTCAAGAGTATCAACATCTAGATCAGCAACATAGACATATTTGTCAAGGTGATCTTTAGGTTGAAACTTACTCATACCATACGTAAATGATACATCTGGGTAGATAGCTTTTTGGTCTTTAATTTGGTAAACTTTAATCATACTATTTCCTTCCTTTTTCCATTTTGTAAGTATATTATATCATACTTTTAATGGATTGTAAAGGAAAAAGTGCACAAGAATACTCCATCAAAACAATGGCTTAGCATTTTTTTTCAAATTAATTCTAGACTTTAAAGTCAGAGTAGTCTTTTCGTTCAGTTTTAATTGATCTGCCAGAGTCAGAGTTGTCAAATACTGGGATATCGTCGGTTAGAGTTTGTGCAGATTCTTCTACATCATATAACCTCATCTTAGCACGATCAACACCAACTACAAACCTTTTCTTATATGTTGGATCATTGTAACGATTCTTAAGCTGCTTGACCATGATTTGACCTAGCTTATCAAGTTCTTCGGTAGATACCAAAGCAAACATAAGATCGGCTGTGGCTGGCAAACCAAATGATTCAGAAGTATCTTCCAATCCAACATCGGTATTAGAGAAACCAGAACGAGTAGTTTGAGTAGCAGTCATAATAGGTACATTGAACTCTACAGCCAGACCACGCATTTCTTCAGCAATGGATTTAATATAAGAGTATGTATTGATAGATCCACCAAGACCTTTCATACGAGATGAAGAACAAATATTCAAATAATCAATAAAGATGATATCTGGAATAAAGTCTTTCTTTAGTTTAAGTTCATTCAATAAAGCACGAAAGTGGCCAGTATGAGCGGCACCGGTGGGATATTCTTTTACAATAAGCTTACCAATATTCTTTTGAGCAATCTTAGCAATCTTATTGTCAAACATTTGTTTGTTTAGTTTCTCCAACTGATCAATGGGCAAATTGAATAAGTTAGCATCAATACGCTCGGCGATACGTTCTTCAGACATTTCCATAGTAATATAGAGAACGTTCTTACCTTGCATTAGAGCACCAGCTCCAACATGACACATAAAGAGAGACTTACCCACACCGGTACCGGCCAGTGCAACATTCAGAGTTTTGTTTGGGAGACCACCTTTTGTAATGGCATTAAAATTCTCCAAGTCAAACGGTAGACGATCTTCTACAGTATGGTAGAATTCAAAACGTTCATCTGAGTTATCAATATAGTCATGACCTACATTGGTATCGAAGCATACGCCCAATGCATCAGACAATATTTCAGGTAACGCTTGTTTCGTCAGACTCTGATGTTTACCATCAATAATGTTGATGGATTCCATAATGGCTAGATAGATAGCTCTATCCTGACACCACTTTTCAGTGTTATCAATTAGCCAATCATCATTTACCTTTTCAGGTGTAAACACAAGATCAACAAGTTCTGCCGCAGGATCAAAGGATCCATTGTTAGTCATATCAAGTGTAAGAGTTTCCTTAGTAGGAAGTTTGTTATACTTACTAACGAAAGACACAATCTCATTGAATACGTTTTTGTATTCAGCTTCAAAGTATTCTTTCTTTAGAAATGGTATTACTTTTCGGAGATACTCTTCATTGGATAGAAGATTCCGAATTATCGTTTGTTGTATGTTTGCTTCGATCATTTATTTGTGCTTTCCCATTATCAAATGCGTCTTCAATTATATGCTGGAGTACTTCGCCCAAGTAATTTCGAAATTCATCAGACTGCTCAAGGTCATCAGCTTCGAACTCACCAGCATCTACTATTTTATACTTAAAGTCAATTGATGCAGTATTATCTGCACGCTCTTTGACTTGTATTTTTCCATAGATGTATGTTACACCTGGGAAGCGAGATCGAAGACGAACAGCCCACTGATCATCTTGATCTGCTTCAGCAAAGGTATAATCATCAACCGTTACGGTCATGCTGGAGCCTCTTCAATATCTAGCTCAGCATCATCCATAGGGATTAGACCAATTTGGTACTTTGACTTTATATATTCCTTAAAGTCTGTTTCCTCAAGAATAGGTTTCCAAAACTCTTCGGTTAGAGTATCTTTTTCTCTGAACTTGGGATCCACAAGCTCGCCAGTGCTACGATCAACACGGCAGTACCAACCATTAGAAGGCTTAGCAACATAATTGCCGGCAAGGCCAACATCAAGCAAACCACTCCAACGCTCGATACCACCTTCCCAAGAAACTGAGATAGGAATTTTTGACTTTTCACGAACAAAACGCGATTTCTCGATGTTAACAATAAAATGGTATCCTTTGATTTCAGTGCCTTGTTTATCTTGCTGCCTTCCAATAATCCAAATGTTATCCGCACTGTAATAGATACCAGTACCACCAGAGACAGTAGCTTTAGAGAACATTTCCAAACTCATATAAGTGTGGTTCACTGCCAAGAGAGGAACATCTCGCATAGTAAGATATGGTGTAATCATACGGAATAGACCTTTAAGAGCTTTAGCCCTTGACATATCCGTAACTGATTTTTCATTGATTGCATCTTCTAGTTCTTTTTTAGATGCTAAGTTACCAATTGAATCAATAACAATTACAACCTTATCATTACGTTCAATGTTTTCAAGTTGACCAATAATATCAAACTTGAGTTTTTCTACATCTGTAATAGGTGTATGCAACACCCTAGATGTATCAATACCAAAAGCTTCAAAGTATGATTGAGGCGAACCAAATTCAGAATCATAGAATAGCATAATAGCATCCTTATGTTTCTTAAGATAAGCTGCAGCCATAACCAGCGCAAATGAAGTCTTAAAGTGTTTTGAAGGACCAGCAAGTACTGTGAGACCAGAGGTTAAACCACCATCCATATCTCCTGATAGCGCAACATTAATCATTGGCACTTCAGTTGCTACTTGTGCTTTGTCTTTAAAGTAGATTGAATCCGAAAGAATATTAGTTTCTTTGATCTTCGAATTCTTTTTTAGTTTGTCCATTACTGACATATAGTTATCCTCTTTCATCATTTAATATAGTATATTATATCATAAATTGGTCCAATTGTACAGGACTTTTTTCATAATTTAGTGATTTTGTTTTGTTACATTGAATAGCAAATTGAGTATCCAACATTTGATTATCAAGTCTACCTGCAACAAAAGCTTGTACTTCTTCAGCCATATCTTGTGCTGTGGTTACTGGAACGTTCTGACAAATCATATTCAGATTCTTAACTCCACCCTGTAACATAAAGTCACCAGGTAGTTTCATAATGGCAAGACATTCACGAATAGTCAGATAACGATCTTCATCTGGGTGTGTAAGTGAACCAGGCATATGACCTACAAATGCTCCAATATAATCCTTTGGAATCTCTGTAGTCTTACGCATGATGTTACCACCACTCTTTAGTTTGTGATACATACGAGTGCACTTACGAGCTTCGTTTTCGTATCCTTTATCAATCATCCATTCAGCAACTTTATTGTATTTAGTATGTGCTTCAATCCAATCATGTGGACCAGTACTCTTTACAATTTTATCTTGGAATTGCGAATGCGTAATACCACCTTCAATTTCTTCTAGTACATACTTATATAGTGGATTATCACTTGGCTTGTTTTTGTTTACAAGTACATTCATTGGATCATCTTTATGTAATTCAACATTACGAATAGTATCTTCAATCCTTTCATGTTTTCTTTCAATGTAATTAAGCCTAGGGATCTTATCACCTTGCCAAAAGAAATAG